TTTTTTAAAAAACCATTACCTGTTGTAAAGGTGGAACATTCTAATCCTTATATTAAAACAGTAGGATTAAGCAACGTAATAATAAAAGATGAAAAGAAGTTCTATGATCGAAAATTATTTTGGTTCGGATTAGGACTTGTTAGTGGTGTTACAACTACTATTTTTATAACTAAATAAAATCAAATGCAATCACCGGACAGGTTTATAGTTCGTCCTATAAAAGGGAAGAGGTATAACAACACTAAAGATATTGGAGGACTAGACTTTATTACTAGTACCTCTGAAGAAGATTTTAAGTTTTCTAATAGAGAGGCTGAAGTAATATCACTACCATTAGATTACAAAGGCGATATAGAAACAGGAGACACATTACTTGTTCATCACAATGTCTTTAAGTTTTATAACGACATGAAAGGCAGGAGGCAAAGTGGTAGAAGTTTTTTTAAGGATGATTTATTCTTTATTGAAGACGAGCAGTTCTATATGTATAAAAAGAATGGTAAGTGGAAAGCTCATGGAAGGAATTGTTTTGTAAAACCATCTGCAGTTAAGAAAAGTTTTATAGATAAGCCCGGGGAGTATGAGCCTTTAATAGGAACAGTGAAATATATTAATGAAGAGTTAATAAAGTTAGGAGTAAAAGAAGGAGATGAGATTTCATTTCAACCTGAAAGTGAATATGAGTTTAGGGTAGATGATGAGATTTTATATAGGATGTTTACAAATAACATTACATTTATAGTATAATGGATACGTTTGAGATATTAACACAATATGGAGTATTAGGTATATGGGTTCTGTATGCTATTACTCGTGAGCGTTGGTTGCTCAGAAAGATTGAGGAAATATCTGCAAGGTCAACTAAGGAGCGTGAGACATGGCATAAAGAAAGAGAACAATTTCTTAGTCAGTGTCATAAAGAGAGAGAGAACTTTATAAAAGAGATTGCAATGATACGCCTTGAAGAAAGAGATTTCTTTATTAAACAAGTAGAGAAGATATTAAAAACTAAGAATGGAATCAAATCAACTTAAATTAAAAATAATAGAGGCAGGTAAGAAAGCGGTAAAGGAATTGATAAAGGTTGCTCAGGAAGAAATAATCAAACCTGATCCTGAAGATGAGCTTGCTGCAGATAGATTAAAGAACGCTGCAGCTACAAAGAAACTAGCTATCATAGATGCGTTTGATATATTAAAGCGTATAGACGAAGAGAAAGAAAAATTAGATTACGAGAGTACAGGAACAAAACGAACAGACACAAAACAAGGATTTGCAGAGCGAAGATCAAAATAGTTTATACAGAGTAGTAAAGGATTATATCCCTGCTAAAAAAATAGCTCGTTACAACAAGCTAAAGAAATGGAGCTATGGATACAATAAAGACTATGATGTAGTTGTTATTTCTAATAACGGAACTATTGGAGATATTATTTGTATCAGTGGTTTATATGTAGCGTTACCCTCTGCTGCTGACAAAGTAAATTCAAGAAGCAAAAAAACAAGCGAACAGTATTGGGAGAGAAAAGATTATGATCGTAGCTTGAGCAGAATCAATTCTATATTTCAATGGAATGAAATGCCAAGAGACTTTAAAGACAAGTGGGTAGACTACATTGAAGAAGAGTTTGACAGTAGAGACTACGGACATTGGTTTAAAAACAATGGAACACCTACCTATATTACAGGAGCACACTATATGTATTTACAGTGGACCAAGATTGACATAGGGTATCCTGACTACCGAGAGGCTAATAGAATATTCTTTATTTATTGGGAGGCTTGTAAGGCTGACAAGAGATGTTTTGGGATGATATACTTAAAGATAAGACGTTCAGGGTTTTCATTTATGGGTTCAGCAGAAGCTGTCAATACAGCAACTATTGCAAGAGACTCAAGAGTAGGTATCTTATCAAAGACAGGTTCAGATGCAAAGAAGATGTTTACAGACAAGGTAGTTCCTATATCTCATCACTTACCTTTCTTTTTTAAACCTATTCAAGATGGTATGGACAAGCCAAAGACCGAGCTTGCTTATAGAGTTCCTGCATCTAAGATCACTAAAAAGAATATGTATAATGTAGAGAGCGATGAAATGGAAGGGCTTGACACTACAATAGATTGGAAGAACACTGATGACAACTCTTATGATGGTGAGAAATTATTATTACTTGTACATGATGAGAGTGGTAAATGGCTAAAGCCTAATAACATATTAAATAATTGGAGGGTAACTAAAACTTGTTTAAGATTAGGTAGCAAGATAATTGGAAAGTGTATGATGGGATCTACATCAAATGCTTTAAGTAAAGGTGGAGGTACTTTCAAAAAACTATATGAAGACTCTAATGTGTTGAAAAGAAATTCTAACGGAATGACAAAGAGCGGTATGTATTCTTTGTTTATTCCTATGGAGTGGAACATGGAAGGTTTTATAGATAGGTATGGGCACCCTGTATTTAGAACACCTAAGACAGCTATAAGAGGAGTGGATGATGAGATGATTGACTTTGGTGCAGTAAACTATTGGGAGAACGAGGTAACATCTTTAAAAAGTGATCCTGATGCACTTAATGAATTTTACAGACAGTTTCCTAGAACAGAGTCTCATGCGTTTAGAGATGAAAGCAAATCATCTATATTTAATCTTACCAAGATATATCAGCAAATAGATTATAATGATTCATTGATGCAAGACCATCATACAACAAGAGGATCGTTTCATTGGCTGAATGGAGAAAAAGATACTAAGGTTGTATTTAGTCCTGATAAGAGAGGTAGGTTCCTTGTAGGATGGACACCTGAGAAAGCATTACAAAACAGAATCATTGTAAAGAATGGGATTAAATATCCGGGCAATGAACACTTAGGAGCGTTTGGTTGTGACTCATATGATATATCAGGAGTAGTGGGTGGTGGTGGTTCTAATGGTGCATTACATGGTGTAACTAAATTCAATATGGACAATGCTCCAAGCAATGAGTTTTTCTTACAGTATGTTGCACGACCACAAACTGCTGAGATATTCTTTGAAGAAGTATTGATGGCTTGTGTGTTTTATGGTATGCCAATACTTGCAGAGAACAATAAGCCGAGGATACTATATCATTTTAAAAATAGAGGCTATAGAGGGTTCTCAATGAACAGACCTGATAAAGTCTATACGAAGCTCTCTAAGACCGAAAGAGAACTAGGAGGGATACCTAACACCTCTGAGGATGTAAAGCAGTCTCACGCAGCAGCTATTGAATCTTATATTGAAAAGTATGTAGGAATAGATATGGAAGGAACATATAGAGATAGTGATGAAATGGGATCAATGGCATTCACAAGGACATTGGAAGATTGGGCAAGATTTGATATAAATAATAGAACAAGGTTTGATGCGACAATAAGCTCAGGGCTAGCTGTAATGGCTATTCAAAAACACTTATATCAACCTGAGAAAAAAGAGTCAAAAATAAGCATTAACTTTGCAAGGTATAACAACAAGGGAAGAACAAGCGAATTAATAAAATAGATGAAAGACGTTAAGATAAACATATCCTCTGTAGGATTTCCAAATCAGTTTGTATCTGATGCGGAAAAAGCAACTGATCAGTACGGATTACAAATAGGCCAAGCTATTCAGTATGAGTGGTTTAGAAAAGATGGAAGCCAATGTAGGTTTTATAATCAGTTTGCAGACTTTAATAGACTCAGGCTTTATGCGAGAGGAGAACAGTCTATAGCTAAATACAAAAATGAAATAGCTGTAGATGGTGATTTATCTTACTTGAATCTTGATTGGACTCCCGTTCCTATACTTCCTAAGTTTGTAGATATAGTTGTTAATGGTATGGCAGATAGACTATTTAAAGTCAATGCCTACGCACAAGATGCTGTATCTCAAGCGAAAAGAAGCAAGTATCAAGAGATGGTAGAGTCTCAAATGAATGCTAGAGATATACTAACCTTAGTAAAAGAAGAGTCAGGAGTTGATCCCTTCATTATGCCTGAAGAAGAACTACCAAAGACAGATGAGGAACTTAATTTATTTATGCAGGTTAACTATAAACCTGCAATAGAGATAGCTGAAGAAGAAGCTATTGACACCTTACTTGAAGCCAACCACTACCAAGACCTAAGAAAAAGATGTGACTATGACCAAATGGTTATAGGTGTATCTATGGCAAAGCATGAGTTCTTACCCGGAGCAGGTGTTAAAGTATCTTATGTAGATCCTGCTAATGTAGTATATAGCTACACTGAGGATCCTCACTTTAAAGATTGTTTCTATTGGGGCGAGATTAAAACACTTCCTATAACAGAACTTTTAAAGATTGATCCTGATCTAACCAATGAAGATTTAGAAAAGATTAGTCAGTCTAGTCAAAGTTGGTATAACTATTATAATGTTGCTCAGTTCTATGAGAACAGTTTGTTTTACAAAGACACTTGTACTTTATTATATTTTAATTACAAGACTACTCAGAAGACTGTATATAAAAAGAAATACTTTGAGGGAGGGGGAAGTAAAGTAATTGAGAAAGACGATAGCTTTAATCCACCTGCAGAAATGATGGAGGAGGGTAAGTTTGAAAAGATAGAGAAGACTATTGATGTGTGGTATGAAGGGGTAATGGTAATGGGTACTAATATTATATTAAAGTGGGAGCTTGCAAAGAATATGGTTCGGCCTAAGTCTGCAACTCAACACGCTATACCTAACTACATTGCTGTAGCACCACGAATGTATAAAGGAAACATTGAATCTCTTGTGAGAAGGATGATTCCATTTGCGGACTTAATTCAAATAACTCATTTAAAAATTCAACAAGTATTAGCAAGAGTAGTACCTGATGGTGTATTCATAGATGCTGATGGATTAAATGAAGTAGACTTAGGTACAGGTAACGCCTACAATCCTGAAGATGCTCTGAGGTTATACTTTCAAACGGGTAGTGTAATAGGCAGAAGCTATACTCAAGATGGTGAGTTTAATCAAGCAAGAGTTCCTATCCAAGAATTAAACAGTAACTCAGGAAGCGGTAAATTAAATATGTTGGTTAACAATTATAATCATTATATGAATATGATTAGAGATGTAACCGGACTTAATGAAGCTAGAGATGGATCAAGCCCTAACCCACAGGCTTTAGTAGGATTGCAAAAACTTGCGGCATTGAGCTCTAATACAGCAACAAGACATATACTAAATAGTAGTTTATATATGATGAGGACTTTAGCGGAAGGACTTACATATAGAGTAGCAGACATATTAGAGTACGCTGACTTTGCTGATGAGTTTGCAAATCAAATAGGCAAGTATAATGTAGCGAGACTTGAAGATATAAAAGATCTTTACATATATGACTTTGGTATTTTTATAGATGTTAGTCCTGATGAAGAAGAGAAAGCTATGCTTGAGCAAAACATTCAGATGGCATTGTCTCAAAAAGATATTAATCTTGAGGATGCTATTGACATTAGAGAAGTTAAAAACATAAAACTTGCTACCCAACTATTAAAGGTTAAAAGAAAGCAGAAGCAAGAGCATGATGACTTTATGGCTATGCAGGCACAGCAGATGCAGGCACAGCAACAGATGCAAATACAGCAGATGGCCGCACAGTCCGCACAACAAAAGATTCAAGCTGAGACACAATCTAAGATTCAAATCAAAGAAGCTGAGATACAGTTTGAGGTTCAGAAGATGCAAGCTGAAGCACAACTTAAACGTCAGCTAATGGCTGAAGAGTTTGCTTACAATCAACAGCTAAGGGGAATGAGTGAGACTGCTTTACAAGAAAGAGAAGATCAAAGGGAAGGGGCTAAGTCAGATAGGATAACACAACAGAACAATCAACAGTCTAAATTGATCAATCAAAGGAAGAATAATTTACCTCCTCAGACCTTTGAATCTAATGAAGATAGTTTAGATGGATTTGACCTTGCAGAATTTTCTCCAAGGTAGCTTAACTGAGTTGTGTTTTTTTTGTTTAACTTTGTAGTAAAATTTAATTAAATGGAAATAAAAGTAAAAGCAATAGAAGGGAGTGGAGAAAAAAGCACTCAAGAAGTAGAAAAAGAATTACTTGAAAAGCACGAAGAACAATTTGAAGACTCTTCAGTTCAAGTGCAAGAAAAAACGGAAACTCCTGTAGAGGAAGTTCCACAAGTTGAATCGAAAGAGGAAACAAAAGAAGAAGCATCCTTAACGGATGATGACGTTCTTTCATATATTGAGAATAGGTACGGAAAGAAAATCAATTCATTTGATGAGTTGATGACAGAGCGTGAGACATCAGAAGAATTACCTGAAGATGTAGCCTCTTACTTTAAGTACAAAAAAGATACAGGTCGTGGCATTGAAGATTATGTTAAGTTACAACAAGACTTTGATGGAATGGAAAGCGACCATTTGTTAGCTGAATACTATATGGCTACAGAAGAAGGTTTAGACCGAGAAGATGTAGAAGATATGGTAGATGAGTTTTCGTATGACGAAGACATTGATGATGAGAAAGACATCAAGAAAATGAAGCTATCAAAGAAAAAAGAAATTGCAAAGGCTAAGAAGTTTTTCAATGAGCGGAAGGAAATGTATAAACAACCCCTTGAGTCAAGTACGGTTGGAATGACCGAAGATGCCAAGAAACAACTAGAAGAGTACAAGCAATATGTAGACAATGCAAAGTCGTATGAAGAGGAGAACAAGCGTAAGAGCGAGTGGTTCGTAAAGAAGACAGATGAGGTGTTTGATAATGAGTTCAAAGGTTTTGAGTTCAAGTTAGATGACCAAAGCGTTACTTACTCTCCTGCAGATGCAGCAGAACTAAAGAAGTCACAGATGACTCCAATGAATTTTGTAAATAAATACTTGGATGAAAATGGACTAATGAAAGATGCAGCAGGATACCACCGGGCATTATCTATA